GCGTCACGATGATCGTCTCTTGCTGTGCCGTGTAATTGAAACATTTCCAATACATGTCTTTACCGCTTTGCACCGCGTCATATATAAATATGATCACGAGCAGTATGGGCACGGCGAGGAAGAAAAGAAGTGCATAATAAAACCGACCAAAAATCAAGAGGTGAAGAAGAAAACCAAGAAAGCCACCATCTTTCAGAGAATCGTTGTTTTTCACGGGATCGTCCAGGTATTGGGTGCGCGCGCACAATCCATGTGCGGTGGCCGGTGACCCGGCCAAACATAAGTGGGTTCATCAATTCCATCACTGCAAAGCCAGACGGGCTCGCTGATCAAAAACACTGCTGTTGCGGCAATGAGAACAAATATCGCCACGCAGAGAAGCTGTTTCGTCACGTTCATGGTTGAAACATAACGGCTGCGGGTCAAAAAGTCAAGTGTGCGCCGGTCCCGAAAAGCATTTAATTTAATTAACTCGAGTCACGTATATTATATATACCAGTTCCAGAAATTGTGCAAAAACGCTAAAACGTGCAACTTGGCAACTAAATAGCTAGCTAATCTGCTGAACATCATATAGAAATCTGAAAACCGGGAGATCTGAAAACGTGAAGATCCGAGCCGGAATGTTTGCCGAGCTGAAAACATGAAGATCTGAACATGTGGAGATCCGAGCTGAAAACGTGAAGATCTGAACATGTAGAGCTCTGAACCGGAAAACAGGGCTTGTTACTGAGCCGGAATGTTTGCCGAGCTGAAAACCGGAAGATCTGAACATGTGAAGATCTGAGCTGAAAACATGAACCGAAGAATTTCCCGTTAAAAATTTTGAAAAGCTAGACACACGAGGGCGTATACTTTACCAATTATATATTGTATATGATGTGTAGAATTATATTATCTGTTTTTGTTATAATTTAAATATCCATACCCGTTGGGTATGAGCACCTCACGTTTCCGGCTCAGAACTTGAAGCTCGGATTGGATCAGCTCGGATTGGATCAGCTCAGAACTTGAAGCTCGGATTGGATCAGCTCGGATTGGATCAGCTCGGATTGGATCAGCTCAGAACTTGAAGCTCGGATTGGATCAGCTCGGATTGGATCAGCTCGGAACTTGAGGCTCAGAACTTGAGGCTCAGATTGGATCAGCTCGGATTGGATCAGCTCAGAACTTGAAGTTCGGATTGGATCAGCTCAGAACTTAAGGCTCGGAACTTAAGGCTCAGAACTTGAGGCTCAGAACTTGAAGCTCGGATTGGATCAGCTCAGAACTTGGGGCTCGGATTGGATCAGCTCAGAACTCATGAGGCTCGGAATTCATGGGTATGAGCACTTTACGTTTCCAGCTTGGTTTGGATTCGATTGGATTTTGGTTCGGTTTAAATCGGAATCTGGTTTGGATTTCAGCTTGGTTTGGATTCGATTGGTTCAGTTTTTATATTATTCATCATCAGCGGTGATCCGATCATAGTCATCGGCCATGTCATCCCAATTGACGTTGAGCTGTTGTGCATCTAACTGAAGTTCTTCAGGAGCAGCGTAGGTGACCGCCGTGTCAGGTGCGAGCACATCTTTGCGAAGCGTGCCGGTAGTTAAATAGTAACAATTGTAGCAAATTAAATTGAGATTATTTAGTGCAAGATTATTGCTATCATCGTCACGATAGGTCATCACGAATGGGCCTCGGCCATCAGGTTTGACCTTGTTGAAACCGCAATACCCGCAACTCTGTTCCAGCATACCCGCTCGGATCAATCGTTCTTTCAGTCGATTCCGGTCATACCCCGGTCGTCGGCCTTCCAATATTTCGTTGAGGCCAAACGCATTCTTGCGACGAATCTTGCTCACCCCTCGACCCGACTTATTCTTAAATTCGGTATCATAGAGTTCATACGCCTTGGCATAGCGTTTATAGGTCGTAAAGTTGACTTGGAGATATTGAGCGGCTTGACGATGACTATTGGTATTGGCTTGCGCATGTTCAATGTCACGCTTTAAGAGCGGTCGTTTGCGACCGACTTTTGGGCTGATTGGCATTTATACACATCTCCTGTATAATCGTTCTCATAAAGAAAATCCCCGCCACTTGGGCGGGGATTCTCCGTGACCTCACCGGTCGCAGTAATAATAACCTTCAAGAAAAATGGATCGGTGCCGGAATAGGTAATAATATTAATTTAATTAATCACCGGCTCTTCCGGTGCTTCGTATCAGGCGGGACCAACCCGCATTTCCTTGTTCAAAGCAAGGCGTCTTGTTTTATTAGACGACTGAAGTTGCACGGGTGTGCGCTGTACACCATCGACCCAACTTTTCTGTTACCCAAGTTTACCCATACTAGCTTGAGCCCTCTGCCATATATTATTTTCAATCATAAATATGCCTATGTCGGCAGGGACCGACGTATGATACCATATGGGGGAGACATCATACCCGCGCTTGACTCGGATAGGGGTGGTTAGATACCACCAACCACGCTTTCAATTAAATTTTTCATTTTTGCGTCTCGTTCACCATCTTGGTTGAAGTAGACTCGCCGTTTTTCATCATCATTCATCCGTCGTCACGACCTCCGAACAGGCGGCAGGCATCGCCGGTGAGTTTTGAGTGGATCTCACAACCTGCGTGTGGTTCTCGCACCCACCGGCGTCGAACTGGTGGCTCCTCACTCACCAGTTGAACATCTTCGCGCCGTCTTACTATCCGGAGTCGCCTGTTTCGGAGGCTCCCCGTGTCATTCACGTTCCGGCGGAGATGGATCACTCTATAATTATAACCAGTAGAAACTTATTTGTCAAGCGATAATTGTGAATCCCTTTTCGTTAAGGGAATTGATGATATTTGCTAGATCCACAATATTAATAGTCTTTGTGGCGGTAGTCTTTGTAGTCTTGCTTGTGGACGCCTTTTTATTTGACTTCAGGCGATATTCGGAAACCATCTGGCCGATGTGCTTTGGAGTACGCTTCCGAAGAATATTGGCAAACTTCGGGTTGGCCTTGATTAACTGCTTCTGACGTTCCTCGTTAGAGGCACCGACTTCGAGGTTTACGCCGCTAAATGAAAGAAGGTTAATTGGGGCTCGTTCGTGTGCCATAAAATGATGCTCCTTACAGTATACTTTTACGTTATTTATTTCGTCCTTGCCGCCTTGTGCGACAGGAACTATGTGATGAATTTCAAGAATGTCTTTGCGTGTTTCTTTACATCCTCGCCACTCACACGTTGTACCTCTTATTCGAAAAACGCGATTACGGAAGTGAGGTCTATTACCACGTTTACGTTTACGTTTTACGGACATAATGGACATATGATCCATATCCCTTTTCTTGCATTACCGTTTCATCACTGACCGGCTTGCCGTGGTATTCAGACCAATCCCACTTATCGGCATTTTCCAGAGTACCAAAAAACCATCGAAAGTTCGGCGCGAGTTTGCTCTTGGCACCAAGAATGTCGCCGGCCTTTGCCGTTTTCACATCGGTTCTGGCCACGAAATATCTGACCTTGCCATCTACATACACCTTGTCAAACTTACGACCGGTTTCAATGAAAGGCTCTCGAGCGGGTCCGATTAAATCGACTAATCGCTGAATAAGCAGCGCGTGTGTCTTGTCAGTGTTTCTTGCCATTTGGGTTCCTCTGAAAGTATATAAATAAGATAACTAATGCTAACATTTATGTCAAGGGGCCGGTCGGGTGTTTCCGTGTACATCGACTTTCGGCCCCGCCACTAATCCAATAAAGGGCAATCCAAAATGATGCCCACCCAGACGACTTAAAAAAGAACGCGGCGATGAAGGCCAGTAAAATCATTTATTGACCTCCATTCACCATGATCTTGTTGAGTGTACGAGCAATGCTGGTAACATTGGCCGGATCAATGAAATGTGCATCCTGACCATACATCTTACGGAAACCCGCGTGTTCCTGCTTGCTGTGACCAATGTAATAACTCATTACCTGAATACCATTGGCACGGAACTCCTGCATCATACGACGTGTGTGTTTATACGCCGATTCACCGCCGTACGAGTAGTGGCGACCCTTCCACTCAAATCCGTGGCCGGGTTCACCATCCGACAGATTGATGAAATACTTCTTAGCACCCTTGCTCGTCTTGAGAATTTCTTCCTTGACCGCTTCGAAGCACAGTGCTTCCGGCGTCCCGCCGGCCGCCGACAGATACGGCACCACATCACGAACGCGCTGGAACTTGTGACGCTTGCTATCATAGATAATTGCCAAATGGGCGTGTGACGAACCGCCGTCACGAACCGCAATCGTACAATTCATCTTACGATTCTTTTCCGCCGCGTAAGCAATAGCCACGGCAAGCGTCATCGCCTGGCGGAACTTCTCACCCATCATCGAACCACTCAGGTCGATATCGAGCCATACATCAACAGGCTGACGCTGTTCAGTAACAATATGATGGAACACCTTTTCGTTACCATATCCAAATCCCGAAATCAGTCGCTTATCAATACGCCCAGTTTCCTGACGAGTAAACTTCAACGGTTTCTCATCCTGTACTACGGAAATACGTGAGGCAAGAACCTGACCCATACGAATGCCGTCAGCGACTGCACGTTCTGCATCGGGGTTGCGGCCGACGTTACGACCATATCCATAAGCACCGAATCGCATAGGGAACGAATCACTCTGGACTGTCCGCTTGGTAACTTCCCGATAAATGATAATCGGACACTTAACATTACGACCAATGAAATTGCCTTCCACGGTCTTAAAATCGGCCTTGGAATCCTCAAGCATCTGGAGATCTCGCATAATCCGATTTGACAGCGTCTCCTTTTGTTCATTGAGCGCCGAGTGGTCAAGGAACTTACGCTGCTTGTTGAGCGCGGCGTCGAGTTCTTTACCAGACACGGGACGATATTCGACTTCACCATCGCTGTTTTCGTTTGTCGGCGAAAAGTCCATATTCGGCATATCAGTAACAACCGTCTTGACATTCCGCAACTTCATATCATCCGACCGACCATTCTCACTTGTGACCGACTTGCTATTACGGACGATGATTTCCGCAATACGAAGCGCATCCGCAAACAACAGAGGCAGATGATCGTGATTGACCGTGTCCATACCAGCCCACCGACGCCACCCAATATCCTCGTCACCACGAGCAAACAAACCCTTGCGAGTGAAGTTTACAATGTCACGAATCTTGTCAAGATCGGGGAGCGCAGTAACATCGAAATGCTTGTTCGTCATATTGATAACGAACAATTCGTAATTGCGAACGGACGGATCACGGAACTTGGGATCGCGCAGCGCGTTGTCAATCTTCGGAGTGTGCCAATGTGCATCATACAACGCCTGGTAGTACGGGCGATACCCGCTCGCGTTTTCGTACATCCACAGGTCGATACGACGATCTTCCATGTAATTCATCATCATCTGAATGAGCTGACGAACCTGCGATTCGGTCATGCCAATCTTGGCAGCGTCTGCCAGAATCGTGCTCTTACTGATAAGATCACGGAAGTTCTTTTCCATCTTCGGAAGAAATGCCAATGACTCATTGCTGAGAAGGCAGTGCGACGCCTCGTGCAACGCCAGACCGACCTGTACGTCAATCTTCGACGGATCAAGGTCGGCGGAAATCACGACCTGCTTGCCATCGGTGTAACTGAGCTTGCCACTTGAGAAAATCACGGGGATATTACGTCCAGTGACAATCTGAACGAAATTGCCGATGGCACGCTGCACGATGCGAAGCCGCCGCAAATGTTCGGGCGAACCTATTTCGCACTGCGTCATCATTTCTTCGGCTTCATCGCCGAGCCAATAAACGCTGTGCTGTTCACGAGCCTTGGCAATCCGTTCTTGGATGCGCTTCTGAACGTATGGATTCTGGATAGTAGTAGTCATACTCTGAATCTAACGACTTGAATTGTAAAAATCAAGTCTGGTTGTGTAACAAGTTTGTAACACCGAAATTACCGATATTCCCAGGGAAGGCCCTCGCCGTTTGGATCGTTCAGCGTGAACGGGCTCTTCACATCATCGAGACGAGTCGGCATGTGCTTCTGTACGATACTCTTGACGAATGTGCGTTCGCTATCCGTGCCACCCGCATCGCTGAACGCGGGATACACCGTAACTTCCACTGCCTCGTCGAGCGTGAAACCATCATGCAACAGCTCGGCGATTTCGATGGTCATACGAGTGCTGACGATGTTGCTAACCTTGGGGTCATTCGACTTCGCATCGCGGCGAATATCATTGGCGATATTGACCACCGCTTGAATCAGACGATCATTGACCTCAGGGAAACGTTCCTTGAGTAGATTGTATTCGTCGTCACGATTGAGCGGCTCCACTTCGATAACAGTGAAACGATCCATAAGTGCCGCATCGAGCGTTCGCGTTGCCGTAAACGAGTGGCCGATGTTTGCCGTGGCGATAAATGTCACGCCGGGTGCCACCGCGATAGTCGGCGTATCGGGTGCTTCATCAATACGAAGGAAACGCTGCTTGTAGTCGAGCACGGGCATCAACAGGTTCCACGCATCGGGGTGGGCGCGAGTCAACTCGTCCAAAAGAACGATGGCATTTGGCGTCTTAATCGCATTTACGAAATACGATTCGGCCACGAACGTACCTTCGCCTTCCCGGAAATGCGTGTTACCAACAATCACGCTGCGGGGATCCTGTGTGGAACCGAGCGGAATATTGAAAATCGGACGATTGAGCACTTCGGAAAGTGTGAATGCGAGCACGGTCTTACCACAACCCTGCGGACCAGTAACCATCATATTCTTGCCACGCATTGCGGCGCGGATCGCAAATCGCCACTTGAGGTCGCTCATCTTGTACGATTGTGGCCGAATTGCGGCTGCGTTCGTGATGAACTTGACGATCTTGTTGTGATCCATTTCCAGATCATTGAAATTTCGGGTGGCGTGATTCTTAGCCACTGCCTCATACTCGGCCATGCTGACCTTACGCCACTGCAAACCGTTCGCAGCTTTTGTGGCCTTGAGCGCCATATTTGCCTCGAATGCCCTGGCCATCTGATAGCTCTCGAACAAATCGGTCAGATCATCGCCGTTCGTATTCATCGCATGATAACGGCTGCCATCCTTAGTGATCTTGACAATGGTTCCGACGAGATTCTTGTTTACGGTAGCGTTCACGGTAATTCCTCGGTGGTTGGTCTTATGATTACAACTTAAAACTACTCAATAACAACGAAGAAGTCAATCCCCTATATGTAACAAAAAAACCCGCTTTTAGGCGGGTTTTGTTACAAATCGTTGAATTATATTATCTATTTGAATTTCTAATTGTTTTTGTTGAATTGGATCGTATACGCCGAAACTTTCCCACGATGAAATCGTTTCATGTTCCATTCCCGGCGACCATTCTCGCGTTCCATCGGGTTTTACAACACACACAATCTTGCCATTTGATGCATATAAATATGCACCGGTACGTTTCACATCCAATGTAGGCCATTCGACGTGTTCATCGTGCTCATGCATTTAACTCACTCAACGTATCGGGGTCATACATATCATATAATTGCTTTGCGAGACTTTTCGTTTCTCGAATCGCAAAGTTCATGTCTCGATAATTGACTACATGTGCTTGGTCGATACGTTTTGGTTTGAAGTCATGTTCACCCATAAAGTGGAATCCAATCCACCAACGGCGGATCGGCGGATTGAAAAAAAGATCTTCACTGGGTGCGATGCCCGCGAAACTTACACTATTATGAACATCAACAAATTCAAATACGGTATGTGTTTTATTGGTCAAATAAACAGGATGTTGTGGTGGAATACCTACAAAGGCACGCCATGCACCACAGTCGGGAATTCGATGCATAACACAGGCAAATGATGTCGTTTCGTCTATCCAACGAACACAATCAGGTTCCTGTTGCCACGGTCCTGGTAGCCAATCCTCCTTGTCGTATATCTTCAGTTGGTACATACCCAATCTCCTCGCAAATCAGTTCGATAAGAGTATCTTCACCTAACTCATCATAATAGACAAATGGGATTTCATAACGTTCTAGCAGATTGATAATTTGATTATCAATACTTACACTCTCGGTAAGAGAATGGATGCGTCCCATCATTGAGTGTGGATAATTACCATCACGACGAACAAAAACGTTCATATTATTCAGTCGTTTGTGCTGTTCCAGTACAAGATCCACAAGATGCTCAGAGGTATTTGGATTATAAATAGCCGATAACAATAACGGACTATCTACCACAGCGACCCGTGTATTTTTGTAAGCACACTGAACACGATACAACTGATTGGCAAATACATAGATTTGATTTGCCAATGCTGTTTTATTACCCTCAAGCACCAAGTCTTTTGGAAACTCGGCAACCAACTCGGTGTCTACATGTAGCTTCTTGAGCTTAACAAATAACGACGCGGCAGCCGTGCTCTTGCCACTTCCCGGACCCGAAAAAAAAAAAAAATTTACACATATGCGATCTATCATATCTGTTCTACCGTCCACCCTTTTAGATTTTTTGAATTGCGAGTTTGCGTTCTTTTTAAATCTGTTCTACCGTCCACCCTTTTAGATTTTTTGAATTGCGAGTTTGCGTTCTTTTTAAAAATGTCAGCGATTGGTATGGTATACTCATATTTCTTGCAAATTCTTTTAAATTTGAAGTTTGATAAATTTTACCTGTATTATCTGTAATTTTATAATTCTTTGATGTTTCTACTATCTTTTTTCGCGGCCTAGGACCGGAACTTTTATATTTTCTATTTATTTCTGGATCTTTTAACACCGGATCTTTTAACTTCCATCCACGATGTTCGTGTTGATCACCATTTATTACTTTGCGTAGTCTAGCTCTGCGTAAATTATGGATTCTACAAAATTCAGATAATCCAATTAAATTTGTGTATACAGTTCCATCGGGCGATATTAAATCCGGTATAGGTCTACGCTTACATTCCATTGCTTTTGTACTGCTAATACGCAATTTTTGTAAAGTTTCCTCTGTAAATTCTCTAACATCTCCGCCTATAGTCATATTATACGATAAATTAATAGATCTATATTTTTCAATCCACTGTTGTTCTTTTTTATTTAACTCTTCTAAACTATTAGCACTATCAATAACATTAAACTCAAATTTACTCTGACCATATTTATTCCACGAATGTTGTAAATATTCATTTACATGTATATTTTTGTTTAACGTCCAGTAGTGATATCTGCGTCGTTTTTGTGGATCTTTCTGTCTTGTTTGACCGATATATCTTCTATCAGTTATTATATTTCTTATTTCGTAAATTATCATAGCGACCTCCACCAATACCAATAATTAGTGTGGACCGCTATAAAGATTGACACGTCTATTTACGCCGCATTATTGCACGATTTTCTACTCGTTTTAGTCTTGCATCGAGGTGGCGAAATTTCATTTCATAGTCTCTAACAATTTGTTCAAGTTTACGAAGACGTTTTTCTTTTTCGGCCGACTCTCGTATTAATTGTTCTATTTGTACTTTTTCTGGATCAAGCCGCATCGTCATACCTTATGATTATCAGGCACCCATTCGCTGATGCCATCAACGACAGCGTTGAGTTTGAAGTCACTAAAATAAGTTGGAGCAAGTGGTCGAACCACCGTAAACAAAACATCAGCCAACTGACGAATTTCAGGTTCGGCATGACGATTGCTTCGTGCCTCAATGAACCAACGAAGCGCTCGATAGTTCATTGTCCAAGTGCCTCGCGTCTCTAATCCATGTGGTAGAATGTTACGAGCCTTACCACGAGCCCACTTACGCAAATCAAATCCCGTGAGATTGTTGGGATTTAACATTTCAAGATCAGCCACCTGTTCTGCATACAACTTAAATGCTCTTTCGGCTCCATCAAGGTATTCCTTGACCAAAACCACCTCAGGGATCAACTCGTCATCCGTGACTTTCTTCGCAGGCATCCATCCACGGACGGAATCACGCGCGAACTTATGCTTACGAAACAGATCAGCATAATATGGTTCAAGCACAATAGCACTATCTTCTTCTTTAGTATATCGCGTTGAACGTTGACTGATTGCAAATGGACGGTGACGATTCAATTCAAGAGAAAGACCGCGAGTGATACCTTCAATGAAAAAACTCACAGTGGCGTGTTCAAGAACTGATCCATGACCATGCTCAAGAATTGCGGTTTGATTGTCGGTATTACTGCGGCCGTGCTTTCCACTGCTATCATAGCACACTTTTGCGGCAAAACTACCCAGTTTCTCAGCATCTGTGCCGTCCTCTGGAATTTCAAATCTGTCTGTTGGGTAGAACTTAGTGTGTGCTACTATAGTAACCCTGGGCTCCAAAATGACCTTCATGCATTCTCCCGTTTTAGTTTTAATCCTTTGTTCCACGGTATTCTACCTTTCATCTTTAGTTTTGTTTCTTCTTTAAGCGGTATGCCTTTTAAAGATTTTCTTATTTTATCTTTTGTTACTTCTGATACCTCGTGACCCTTCAATTTTTCTGATAATTCAGGCCTTTTTTTTCCTTGCCAGTATCGTGAATTATTTTTGGCTATCTTTTTTCTAGTTTGTTCTGTGTGAGATCCGGCCCCACCACCGTTATGTTTATTTAGCCATAGATCGGACTTGGAAGCTTTTAATCTGATTAAGACATTCCTCTCCCATAAAATTGCATCTCGTTTATTATCGAACACTTTTCTAACTTCCACTTCAAACGAATTCATTCCATATTCTTTAATCAAATCATGAACTACCGTAGAGCTACTAAAATATTTAGTCCATAAATCAGAGGGACAACATCCTTTTGCAGTTCTAACTCCATAATACTTTTTACCGGTGGGTTTATGATACAAATAATATGTAAAGGGTGTCATACAAAATTCCAAACAAAAAATCCCCACGTTCAATACCAAGCCTGCAAGCGAGGATATCTACTAATGGGGATAATTTACTATGTGCTTGCAGGCATATATAAGTAGTTAGTTATGAGGCAAAACTACCCAGCTTCTCGGCGTCAGTTCCGTCAGATGGAATCTGGTAAACTGGGTGACCATGAAACTGGGTACTTGCGACGACGGTAATCGTAGGTTCCAAAATAACCTTCATGCATTCTCCCGTTTTAGTTTTAATCCTTTGTTCCACGACCCGTTGGTTGTGGGAAACTACTTCAAGTTACTATATGGAGTTTGTTTTGTCAAGTCAGTTCTGCGGCGGAACAATACGATAACCCATACCACGAACACTTTGTAGCATCCCGCCGGCGGGGCCGAGACGCTTTTTTAGTCGAGCCACATGCATATCCACGGTACGTGTCTGAACATCGGGAGCGGCACCCCATACTTTATCAAGAAGTGTTGATCGAGAAACAACTTTATTCTGATTACCAGCAAGATAAGTGAGCAACTTAGATTCCGTCTTTGACAATTGTAGCGGTTCGCCATTTAGAGTAACACTGCCTTCCTTGGGATCAATGGATAACGGACCCACATCTACGGTCAATTTCTTGGGTTGACCGCGTTCGACAGGTACCACACGTAACTTGAATCCGTCAGGACCGGATTCAATGCTAATACTGGCATCTTTGTGTTTTTGCATGAGTGTTTTAATCATGCCAGGCAACTGACGAGCGGCGTCCTTATGCTTGATTTCATATTCACCTTGGCCGGTCGATAAACGTTTATTAATTTTATCCGGCACAGCATTGACCCGCGAGTCGGGTCCAATCATTTGATTTGGATTACTCGGTTCCGTGTTTGTTGCTTTCTTTGCATCGTTCGGCTGCAAGGCAACAAGTTTACCATTCTTGGTCTTGTGGGTAACTTTACCATCCTTACCCCAACGGCCAAAGCTCATATAATCCAAACCAAGCTTCTTTGCATCTTCGCTCGCCTTGCTTTCCATGCGAACGTTAACACGTCGAAGCTTCTCTCGGAGTCGTTGTCGAATTTGTTCGTTAGTCATGGTATTAATTCGCGTAAAATGTAACGTGACCTTGACGATATTCTACAAGGTGACGGTCATTGGTGTGTTTAACATTGTTGAGGAAATACAACATGAGTTCATTGATTTGAACTTCGAGCAGTTCGGCAACGGTATTGATGTGCATACGCTTTTCCAGGGCTGGTCCAAAGCTATTACCTTGTTCACGAACGCGCTTGAACATTTCTGTAAAACATTCCTTACGAATTTCTTCTAGACCTTTTTCAATTTTTTTGTTGGTCTTTTCAATTTCTTCCTGCAACTTTGCGTATTCTTCTTTAATGATACGCTTGAGGTCACTACGACTTATAGACTCCGACTTCATAGCCTTACTGATCGCGTTTCGACGGTTCTTGAGATAGGCGTCAGAGCTATCCGTGTCACCGTCGTTATCTACATCATCGTCTTCCTGTCCTACAGGGTCAAGATCCTCAGACTTCAGCCCTAATGCACGTTCTGTGTTCTGGACCATTTCTTGAAACGCGCTTGGGTTTCCATTGATGGGCTTCAGATTTACCAGCCCGAGCATACGAATAGGCATACTATATCTCTCAAAAAGAGGTGATTCTGTAATAAATAGTAACTTATAGACTGTTCAACATCTGAATGAGTTCTTTCTGTGGAAAACAATCAAACTTGTCGGGTCGAACTGAAGTGTGTGACCAAACACCTGGATCTCCACGTAATGCCTCAGGGCAAATGTCAAAAATACGGTCACCCTTGTATTTGACGGGAATGTTCCATCGGTTCCCAAGGAAACGAATGAGGTCACGGGTGTTCTCCAGCTGAGCGTCGGTATACTTCTGGTAAAACTTAAATCCTTTATATGGACGATCAAGTTCTACGACCTGGTCATCAGGAACTCTGCCGCCGGCGTAGTTAATGAATCCCTTATCGGTCTGTTTCAACTGACCCCAATTACAGATTTCAATACCAATGCTTTCGCGATTGAGTTGTGTATTGGATAATGCGTTGGGTCCACCTACACGGAGATGTACTTGTTTCAATCCTAAATGCCATGCCCATCTACTACTATTAAATAGTTGAATGATATCTCCATCCTTCCATCGAGTTGAAGTACCAGGATGTCCCGCAATAATAAAACTGGTTGCTACGCGCTCGGGCGTGCTTTCCCACCATCGAATTACACCATATGGGTCAGGAGAACTTGCAGTGTGATGAATGTAAATTTGCTTTTTGGTTGTATTTTCGTTGATGTAGTGTTGTGTTCCAAATGGCACCATAGTAATCTTTTTTAATATATCAGACATGATTATCTCCTTTTTATTTTCATCTTTGTGTCTTTTTGACATGGGTTGCCATTTCTAATATTCGCGCGCGTCGCCGGCACTGTGAACGCATTAAGTTCTTGGTCCGGCATTTTATTACCATCAGGTAAATCTTTTAAATTTTTATAGAATTGGAACTTTGACGCACTGAGTTTTGATAATCCGTCCGCAATATGAATTGCACCATTTTTCTTATAAACGTGCGTAGAATAATTTTGAAAGTTTACCATTTTATTGTGTACAGCATCTGTGGCATACCCCAACACACTCCAGAGTTGCCACGATTCAGCATTAGCTGGATGGGCATTAAGTAGCGCTGCCGATTCAGGCGCGGCCACCGGGGATCCATTAGGACCACAAATTGGTGGTTTGCCGGTACTCAATAATTTTACAATGTTTTTTGTTTCAATATTTCTATCCAATCCATAGTAATCAGCAATAATGTCTTTATAGTTTTCGACAAATGCAAATATTTGTGTCTTGGAATCTCGGAATGGTTGTGATTCTGTCTTACTGAATAAACTTTTTCTAAGTTGAGATACAGCCAATAGATCGCTTTTTACATTGGTATATTTTTTACCACGATAATCGGTATAAAATTCTGTTTCTTCATACTTGGTATAATTCGAACTTGCACTGCCTTCGCCCAGCTTAGTAGATACAGAAATTTGATCAAGATCAAACTCGGGCTCAATATCTTCTGTATCTACCAATACAAAACTAATTTTATTAGCCAACTCTATGGGATTTTTGGTTGGAGTATCACTGCCCAATCCAATCATGTCTACTAACTTGTATGAATCATCTGCGGGAATAATAACTTCACCTTTAGTGTGTACTTGGTGAATGGCTGAGAAGATTTCTGACACATAGGGTAACGCGGCTGACATTTCCGGTGGTGCATTATTAATGAATTTGGCATACGATTTAAAAAGATCTTTCACGTCTTTTGCATAAAAGATATCATTAACAATAGCTATGAGCATTTGAAAGTCATCATCATTTGTTGTATTATCACGAATGGCATTTATTAGTGCTGTAGTAATTTGCCTTGTGCCTTCGATACCAGTAAACCGGTATGCAGGTAAATTTTGAATTTGTTTGAGTTTTTCAATTTTATGTCGATGTATCTTTATTGAAGATTCTGCAATATTACGTGCTTCTTTTAATTGTTCTGCCGTTGCGTTTGGATGCTTTTTACGAGCTTCTTCCATAACAAGGTCAATAAAATTCCGGGGATATTTTATTTCATAGAATACACTACTACCAATTTTTACTCCACCGTCAAATCCTTCGGCTGAGATGAGTTGTACGGCGTCTTTGCCAAATAGATTTGTGGCTTTAAACGCTTCTTTACCCTTCTTTTTGCTGACTGCGGGGGCATCAAGATCTTTAGCTGGAATGTCTACACCCAAATCACGGATTGCTTTTGCTACCAAACGACCGAATTCTCGGCCGGCTGGACTTTCGCCAAACGGCTTACGTTCTGCATCTCCGGAAGTAGCTTTCCCCATAATTGTACCAACATACAACTTGTTGTTATTAAACATCATATTGTATGTGTCTTGCAAGTATTGTGCGGCAGCCTTGGTTGGATTCTGGAGGAACTTCAAAAATACCGGATCTTTACGGAGCGGATGATTTTTGGAACCAGGCACCTTGTCAATGTTTATATTGATAGCTTGTACCTTTCCGGCGTTAGTCTTTGCGGTTGGCTGGACGGTCGGGGTCGGTTTAGCTGCTTTGGCTGCTAACCGTGATGCCGGCTTCTTCGTTGGTGTTACCTGCGCATCATAATCCCTTGCAGCTTGTTGTTTTTCTTTTGCTGTGAGCGGAACAATCTTTCCATCAACGGATTTGTGGGTAGCTGGAACCTTACCACGCTTGCCCTTAGGACCGTAGTATATGTTTCCGTAGTGTTCAAGACCCCGCGATGCGGCTGCTTTACTTAAACGCAAATTTGATGCCGGTGCCTCGGTTAGAGACTCGGACAACAATAGAAATTTATTGACAAAATTTACGATTTTCTTTGAGCGTACAAACATGAGATCACCAAAAAAAGAATCCCCGATATCCACCATCATAAATAGTAGATATCGGGGACTCTGTTGCGAAAATCAAAGTTTATCGTGTATACTTTGATTCATGCACCTTTTGGTATTCTCGACGAATTCGTCCTTCTTGACGACGTTTCTGGGATTGTTCGTCTATACCCTTCACTCCTTTTGGTCGATGTTTGATACGTTCAAAAGAACTTACTTCGTCTTGCCAATCATCATCGAGATATTCTAAGCCGCGCATTTTTGCTCCGTTATTATACGGTTGGAGGAGGTGGAGTTTTCTTCTTGATGCCGGCCGCACGTAAGCCCACTGCGGCGGTTGCGGTCAATACGACATTGACGGTATCTGGGTTCCAATCAAGTGGATTATCTGGCAGTTGGAGGCCGAGAAAGGTTTCAACCTTGACGACCAAAAATGCCAAAACCGCGATAATGGCGAGCTTCACTACTTCTGGCAGCTTTGCCACCAATTCAGAACCGCGTTCGAGTAACTTTACTACGCTGCCGACAAGAGCGCCAACACCAAGAGACACTAAGTAAAAAACAAGTTCTACACCTGTTGTTGGGGTCGGGATTGCCGGAACTGTATCGGCAACTACCTGTAATAATAACATTGAAAATCTCCTCGGGAAGTGACTGGACAAACTACTCTTATAAATATCAGTTTACTGTTACAAAACTACGATCCAACGATATAATAGTAGGTAATTCAGTTACACTCTTCAGACGATATCTTGGCAAATGATATTGGTTCTCATACGCCCAAGTCCCTGTGGCATCTTCAATGAGAATATTGTTGATACCCAGCATTTGAGCCGAACGAATATCATCTCGTAAACTATCCCCAATGACCACGGTTTCGCTTGCGAGTAGTTCGTGATCGTTCAAGATTTGAGCGAGTTCTGCTGGAGTCTTTTGTGGATTTATATAAATCTTGTCATGATCAAAAATATTGTCAAGACCATTGTTCACGATTTTCCGCATTTGTATTGTGTAATCACCTTTAGTCAAGATGAACATATTAAATCCAGCCGATTTATATGCGTGTAGTGTGTCTATTACACCATCGAATAAATCGTATGGTTCATTGAATACACTATCGCCAATGAACCAACTGCGTTCTGCGGCTTCGTCATCTATGGGATTACCCATCATGATGTCAAGTGTAGCACTTGCGGCGGCAAAAGCTCGAGGAAAACGATTCTTGCTGAACCCTTCCGGAGTTTCTGTGAATATGACATCAATACTTTTAAGCAAATTGAGACAGAATTGTTCTGTGTGACCCGTGCGTTCGAATTGATATTTCGCAAATTCGTTCTGCTTTTGTTTGTAAAAGATTGAACAATTACAAATAGTATTATCGAGATCAAAAATCAAATTCTTTGTTCTGGTTAACATATCAGTTTACATTCGTATCAAGAAACCGACGAATCTGCGATTCTAGGTCTTGATCGGGGTCGTTGTTTATGAAGAAGTCAAATTTAGTATATGTGTCCAGAGCCGTTTCACTGATGTGTAATCGAGCCTCTACAGTCAGAGAATTATTTTCTGAACGGGTGGGAGCAATAACACGAATGACTTGACCTCCGAAGCGGCTTTGAATGAATTCGACTTCATTTGGAAATCTACAATCGGTTATGCAAAACTTGTTTATGCCCCAAGTTTTTGAAAGATGGTGCATCCATGTTGCAGCAGTTTCTAACCAAACATTTTCTCCATATATGTTACGGCCCTGTTCAGTTCCATTAATTTGTAATGCTTTACGTACATGAGGCGGTTTTGTATGAAACACTTCATCATAAGTTGCTTGACCCTTACCCACAGTCCAAATTTTGAAGTGATCGGCCAACGCCCAACGATGATACCCCCGTGGTCGCAGGTAATTCTCATAGATGTAATCTTTACCAGAACCCGCTTTTCCGCTTAATGCAATAACCTCAATATCCATGCGTATCCCCTTAGAGTTCAATATGAACGGTAATACCACGCATAATTTTTGTCAACCCCAATTTTCTTTGAACAAATGTGTATATAATCTTTATATACTTTTTCCGATACCCCGGTAATTACCATCGGGAAGCTTTCGGTTGGTACCAGGTTGATTGTGTGGGAGAAAGCCCCATTTCCACTCAAATTCGTTAAAGGCTTGAGATTCCCTATCCCTAAATTGTTGTGATTCTGCATTTTTTTTGGTGGCTACAGATCCAAAGTGATAGAGTCGAAGTGCTCGCGTGCGCGGAAATCGAAAGTCAAGTAACTCATACTTTAACATGTGATCCCAATCACACACATTGGGACTGTTGTAGAATGTATCAAATCCGCCCACCGCCATATAATAACGTTTGGCTACCACGAATGGAAAAATATGACCGTCTTCGGCTGTGGGTTGGTCGCCTTGTCGCGCCAATTCAATTTCCAGAAAACGTTCATAGTCGAATGTTTGTAGGTCTTGACCGATATCCACTACTGGGAAATGAAACATACCTGGTCCTGTGGGTTCTATTTGATCCACCGTCAATACAAATCGGTCGCCATATGTCTCGGTGACTTCCCGAATCTGTTCTTGCAGGCGACGGTCCCAATCCGTAGGAAACACATTATCATCATTAACAATGAATACAAATGGGTTACTTGCTTGCATGACACCGGCATTCAAGGCAAATTGCATGCCTCTGTTTGTGCCAAGATCAAGATACAATATTTCGCTATACTTCTCTAATATTTCACGACTTTCTTCAAAGAAACCGTCAACAACAACAACAATTTCAGTTTCTGGATTTTCGCGATTTTCCACCGCAGACCGCAAACACAAATCAAGATACTTGGGGTTACGATATGATGGAATGATTACGCTAACATTATTCATATTTAATGACCGAGTCGTTTTACGAGTTCTGATCTAGGTACCCACTCCAATTTTATTTTATACCCTTGTCTTAGCATGTCATTCATTTTTTTAATTGCTTGTTCATAAAGATAAACAAGTCTTTTATTTTTAACTTTCCATTTTCCCGTAACCTGCGACACCACAAGTTGACTGTCCATTCTAATTGTCGCTTGTTTGTGTTGATGTTCTTTCAAAAAGTTGAGACATTCGACGAATGCCAAATATTCGGCCTCATTGTTGGTAGTAAAGTTACCTGTTTCGCTAATACGCTTTGCTACAACCGGCCGGCTATGATTTTCGTCATAGACCGACCAGTAAATACCGGCGAACGTTTTACCGTTCTGTCCCAGTGTTCCGCCATCGGCGTAGAGTATTTGTGTCATAATCAAGTCTTGCGTATAGTTCTTGAATTCGTTGTTCGCTCTGAAGATTACACATGAACTGGCATCTTCCAGTATCCGTCCTTGAGAGCCTCTGGCTTCCAATATTCATAGAGTCCTTTCTCTAATTCATATTCTTTCCAAATAAAGCGTTCGCGCTTGGGTTGTGTTTTTGCCCACTCCCACATATTTTTTATGCCTTCGTATATATCGGTCTTGTGTTCAAATCCAAGAATCTCCACCGACTTCTGATATGTTGGGTATGCATGTCGCACTTCGTGCCGAGGCGGCAAGTGAATGATATTCACGCCAGACAATTCCTTTACGATTTCAGCAACTTCTAAAATTGTAGTCTCTTTGATACCACCGAGATTGATGATTTGTCTACTAGCTTTGGCATCAACTCCCGCAATCCAAAGTGGTTCCAAACTATCGGTCATTTCACTAAATGCCCGTGTTTGCAATCCATCGCCGTATACAGTGATTGGATCACCCACCAATCCTTTGTAAATAGCTATGCCGCCGAAGTTCCGATAACTATCCCAAATGTTCTGGTTGCGGCCATAAACATTGTGCGGACGAATGATGCACCAGTCAAGACCGTGTTGTTCGCCTGCAATCTCAATATCGCGTTCCGCTGCCGCTTTAGCTACGCCATATGGGTCCACAGGATTACGCACCATATCTTCGTTGAATGGTGGGGTACTGTCTCCATATACAGCCATACTGGAAGTGAACACAAGTCGCTTAACACCATACTTGATGGACGCATTGATAATACTGGCGGTGCCTACCAAGTTATTGATATAGTTGAATCTACGAATGAACGGGCTTACACACTCGGCAGCATATGCGGCAAAATGATACACGATATCAATTTCATTTGTTTCAAAAATTCTATCAATACTCTCGGGCTTATTTGCGATGTCATACCTGTAAAATATGACACCTTCCGGTACATTCTCAGCATATCCACCAGAGAGATCGTCTACTCCAATCACGGTGACACCTGGTTTATTTTTGAGAATGTATTCTGCGAGTCGTGAACCGATCAATCCTGCGCAACCTGTGATCAATACCTTCATATGTTCCTCCAAAAGTTTCATTATAAATAGAAGTTCAATACCAAGTACTAACCATGAAGAATTTTCTTTCCTGCAATATGTGGAGGAATTTCTGTTTTAGGAGATTGATCTGATAAAAGTTTACGAAGTTCTTCATTCTCTTCAGTAAATTTCTTGTTTATTTCTTTCAACAACTTAATTTCAATTCGGTTCAAGATAAGTAGAACCACGACATAGATCGCGATGCACGATAGTATAATTTTAACAAAAAGATTCACACTCAATTCTCCGTGGTATAATTTTATTAAAGATAATAGACCCTCTCAACAAAGTCAAGAGGGGATAAAATGATATTTTTATACGTGAACCAAATTATTCACAAATGTTTGTGTAGTCGATACCCAACTAAATTTTTCTGCTGATCTAACCACGGCTTCCCGATCCAGTTGCATGGCAGGTCTGATATAATCCCCCATCTGTTCCGTGGAATGGACCAAATATCCATTGACACCATGCTCTATGATATCCGGCGCAGCGCCGGTGTGGTAAGCAATGACAGGTACGCCCGCCGCGAGTGCTTCTAACATTACAATACCGAAGGTATCTGATAAGGACGGAAATACAAATACCGATGCTTGATGATATTCTGCAATGAGTGCATCACCACACTTTTTACCGACGAATTTTGTATTGTTGTGTGTTCTTTCATCGAGGTCAATTAATTTTAATAAATGTGGACCATCACCTACTAGATGTTTTTTCATTCCTTCGGGTGGAACTATCTGGATGAATTCATCCAGATTCTTTTCTTTCGATACGCGACTCACACACAAAATAGTATTTCGTATAGTAAACTGTGTTTTGCGGAATTTATTGTGATCTACTCCACGACCCCACACCACGGTATCACAATCAAGATGGTTTTGTGCATCTCGACTGGGAACTAACACCACTGATGCGGGGCCGTGAAACCAATTCAAATATTTTCTAATGTGATCTGGTGCGACACCCCACCACATATTTGCATATGATGCAAAATCGGTATGATACGAAGTAGTAAACTGTAATCCGCGTTGTAAGCAATATCGTCTTGCCGCAATACCCAATGGACCCTCGGTAGCAATATGAACATGCGTAGGATCAACACGATGAAATAGTTCCGGAAATTTCCACAAGTTTAACGATATGGAAATTTCTTTGTAAAATGGCAACCGAATGCAACGA